TTACTCAGTCTCCGTTTCGTCCTTGACTTCCGGGAGACCCGCAACCGAGGTAAGCAGGGACAGGAGACCCGCCAAGGCTGCCGCCGAGCAGACCACCGCCCAATTTACTTCCGACAGAATAGCGGAAGTGCCGATAGTGGCAATCGCCGTCTGTGCTACGGTTTTCAGCGCACGGATTCCCGCCGCCTTGATCCACTTTTTGAATTTCTCCTTGTTCATTGTTGTACTCCTTTCGTGTGTTTGTTTATCTGAGCAATTCGTTGACCCTGTTCTGAACTGCTTGATAATCGTACCCTGCCGCCGTGAGCCGTCTCTTACGCTCAGAGCCGTTGCCCCACAGACCACGGATGACCTCACGGGCGAGACGGTCGATAAGGTCGCTTGCACGGCTGACGAGTTCGAGGTCGGCGGCGTTGACGGGAGAACAAATTGCGTTCTTGCCGTCCTCGCTCTTGTCGATGACAACTCTCGCACCGCTCACGCTGCGGACATACCACTTCTTGGCTTTCACCCACGCAGGGATCGTTTTCCCGCTATAATACTTCGTACCCGTGATCTTCACGAGGTCGCCGGAAACGAAAGTAGCGGGAGTCGGCTGCGGCTGAGGAGTAGGATCGGGAGCGGGTGCAGGAGTTTCCTCGACATACTCGATGTACGGGAGTTTACCGTGCTTCGTCCAATTACGGCGGTTGTAGCCGGAAACGGAACGGTTGCAAGCGGTAATCTGCACCCTGTTCGCCCACTTCGGCGTACACTCAACGGCGAGACCGTCACCGACATATACGCCGATATGACCCTTCATCCACACCGCTTCACCGGGGACGATTTTGGAAAAGTCGGTCGAGAGGTCGGAACACTTTGTAATCATCGTGTCCGCACCGAGGTCGGGAACACCGTTGCTTGCATAGGAAGCACCGCCGTAAACCCTGTTCTTGTCAGCGCACCAACCCCACAGGATGCCTTTGATAAGGCACACGCAGTCGAAACCGAAGGTGTCTGCGGAAGCGGCGTTAATCATAGCCGTTCTTTTCGGGTCTTTATTGTATTCGTGATTGCTCGTGTACCGTGCCTTGTTCTTGGCGTTCATCGGCGCACCGAAGCACCCCATAACATACAGGGTCTTGTGATTGGTCGCCGCATCTTTGAGTCGCCTTACGAACTCGGTATTCTTCATAACAGTTGCCATAGGTATTACCTCCTTATGTAATTACTTTCCATTTTTTGACCTCCTCATAGACCTTATCTATGAAGGAGTTGCCTTTGAGTTTCTTATATGCTTCATAGAGCATTACGAAGTTCTCGTATTCGTATTGCCTTATCTCCCCGGAGTCTTGGTGGTGATAATAGATTCTCAACATCTCACTACGGAGGAGACATTTCTGCCCGTTCGTGACCTTTAAGATACTGACTATTCCCGTGACGATGACACCGAGGAGCGCAAGAACTTCGCTTGCAAGAGCGATAATTTCGTGCGCCGTCACCACTTTTACACCTCGATCCAACCGTAAACTCCGGGCTGCCACACATTGCTATCAATGGTGGATTCCCAATGCTTCTCGTTAAAGGAAACCTTGTCTCCCTTATTGTAAGCATCGTGCGCTCCGACCGGCTGAGACCACTCCGGGAACTCTACGGTAGGATCACCGATCTTCGTCCACAGGGCGGGAACTTTGTCGGGAGTCCAATCGCTCTGCGAGGTGTGCGCCTGTACGCAGCGGTACAAATCGCCCTCGTAGGAGCGGATATTGCCGACTTCGTAGGCGATACCCTCAGCCCACGGGCTGAACAGGTCGGTATGTTCGGTTGCGGTTTCATCGTCAATCGCCCCGGTCTCTGCGAGGGTGACGAAAGCGATAGAGGAAGCAACATCGACTTTATCCTGCCGGGCGTTGAGGGCTTCGCTCTTTTTGCGCTCTTCGAGCATCTGATCCTTCTGTGTTTTGAACTTGAACATTTTTCTTACCTCCATAATTCTTGATAAAATGTAGTCATTTTGCGAATAAGGTTGTAGGTGTCTCCCTGCTCTGCGTGTGCTTTCCAACTCGTGAAGCAAGCATCTACCTCCTCTCGTGTCAAAATCCCTGCTTTTGCCCGTTCTACCAACTTCCGTAGTTTCCTGCGCTCGTGCGAGATTTTCTCCGGGAGCAACCTCATTACAACTTTGCCGGTCTCAGTAAGTCGGAAACTGAAACCCAAGAAACGGATTGGCTGCGTTATCGGGAACACCTGTGTTTTCTTCTGCGAGAGGTGCAATTCCAACTTGGCAAGCCGTTCCTCGATCTTCTTCCTACATTCAATCAGAAAACCCTTGTCCTCGTGGATAAGAAGAAAATCGTCCATATAGCGGATATAGTGCTTGATATGCAGTTGTTCTTTAATGTAGTGGTCGAGGTCATCGAGTACCGCCAACTCTACGAGTTGTGTTACCTGTGAGCCAAGTCCCATACCGACTTCGGGATCGTCACCGTCATTAAAACTGCGGATTATGCGTTCCACCTCAGAGACCGCCCATTCATCACCGACTCGCTTTTGAATAGCTGCGAGGGCTATGTCGTGGCGGGTGCTTCCGAAGTAGTTGGAGAGGTCGCATTTCAGAACATAACCGTTCGTGCCGTGCTTGCGGTAATACCTTTGCAAGTGGCATTTTAGCCGTTCCCGTGCGAACTTCGTCCCTTTGTTCTCTTGACAGGCGCAGTTATCGTAAATGAACGATTTACTTACTTCTGCGGTCAAGTAGTTATCGCAGAGACTTCGTTGAAAGACCCTATCCTTTATCCGGGTGCTTACAATCTTCCTCTCTTTCGGCTCGTGAACAAAGAAAATTGTGTATTTGTTAATGTCGTAAGTTTCATCCATAAGTTGATCGTGCAGTTTCGCACAGTTTATCAAGCCGTTCTTGACAAACCCTGCTACGCTATCCTTCCACCCAACATTGTGTTTACACCTATACATTGCCCTATACAGATTTCCAAAGTCACAAACCGTTTCCTTTACCTTGGATTGAATATTCATAAAGATTTCGTTACCGTGGGTAGCCGTACCTACTGTTGGAAGTAGACGGCATCGGTACTCCTGTTTTCACCATTACGGTTGGGATAGCAGTTCCTTGTGTGTGAGTGCATTGATTTCGTCTGAGGTACAGATTACTTTATTACGAGCGTTACTCACAATCCGGGGCGACCCCGTTACTGTTGTTGGCATTGTTGTTGTTGACATTGCCTGTGGTATTCACATTACGCACATTGTTCGCATTACCGGCGTTCGGGGAACGAGCTTAACAACTGCTAACCCATTTCTTTATACCGTTCAATATCAGCCTTGCGCCAATTACGGAGCATATTCTGTACCTCGATAACGAGTTTCGTCCAATACTCCATACGGCTTTTCTCAACGCTGAAAGTTCTGAATGATATATCCATCATATTGAGGAGGGCGTATGTTGAAGCGAGAGCCTTTGTCTGAAACTGTTTCCGCAGAGCGAAGTCGGAACTGTCCTTTACGAACACAGAGTTAGCCATATTCGCATTATTGCTTATATCTACGGCGGCATCGACAATTTTGCTTGTAATGCACCAACGATAATGCTTCGGGAAGTTCTTTTCGTTCGAGCAAATTTTGATAGTGTAGGTTGCCAACTCGTTTGCTTTGGAAAGAACGAGCAGTTGACCCTCACCCCGTTTCGACTTCACTACTGACATACGCTTCTCCTCACGCCCCTAACGGGGCGATTTTTGATTTTAGATGATACAACAAGCCGGGGCGACCCCGTAACTGGTGATGGCACTGGTGCTGTTGACAGAGCCTGTGGGATGCACAGTACGCACAAGGTACGCATAACCGGCGGTCGGGGAACGAAGCCACCAATATTGAGCAGAGCCGCTTCTGTATTTGATACGGTTACTGTCGTTACCCGTTCCGGCAGAGCCGAGATCAGAGTAGTCGGAGTAGTACGGATAAGCCGCACCTTCGCCGCCTGTCACCTCGTTACCGCCGTACACCTCAGAGCGGGAGAGCAGGAAGAACTTTTCGATAGTATCTTCATACCCGCCGCCATCGGAGACGGTATTGAGAGCAGTCCTCTTCGTGACTTCACCGATAACGGAGAGAAAATCCTCGTCCATACCGTTAAGGAAACCGGCAGTAGTGGTAGCCCAAGAGGGCGCACGATCCCAAACATTCTTGGGAGTCCAAACGCTTCCTGCGGCGGCGTTGCTATTGAGATACTGTCTCATAGCGGACTGACTGTAACGGTTGTTTCCGAGGAGACCTCTCTGCAAGGAGTTCGTGCCACCGCTGATAGCGTTATTGACATCTCCGAGAGAAGTGCCACCCGATCCTTCTGTGATAGTCACAGTCTCGATTTCCGTAGTGGAAGTCGAACTCGAATAGGTCTTTGCGGTGCTTCCTGCAATGGTGACATTGTAGGCGACCTGTAACACGAGTTGACCCTTCGCCGGGATCGCCTGTGTCAGCGTGAATTGGAAGGTCTTGTTCACATCACCGCTGACCCAAGAGTGCGCCTTGACCGTGAAGTTGTAAGTTCCTGCCGCAAGACCCTCCTCGAAGTAGAACAGGGCTTCACGGGGATCAAACTGCAACTCTACGAAGCAGTCATGGAGACCGAGCGTGACGGAATGTTCAAACTGTGCATCCGCAGGGGTGTCGCAGTCGATACCGATAACATCCCACACGAGAGAAGCCGCCGTTTCGTGAACAACGATTTCGTCTCCGAGAGCAGGAGTGCCGGTCACGGTTATCCCGTATGTAGAAAGTTCGACCGCTTCATTGCCGTAATGCCAAACCGCACCGTCCCAAAAGAACTCGAAGTCCCCGTTATGGGAAGTGCCGATTGCATGAAGGAATATGTCACGGTCAACGGCTGCGGCGGTAATGCCGTGATTTCCCTCGGAGTTTCCTACTGTGGCAGTCGTAGCGGTAGCTCTTTCGCACACAATCTGATCTCCTACGGCAAGCACTTTACTCGCCAAGCCAAGGCGGGTGAGTCTCTGCAAGTCTCTGAAACTTGTGAACTTGATACCGCCGTCTCCCGAAGCGATTGCCGCAAGAAGAGCATTTGTGGTGTCCATCTTGTCAGCGAAAGTCTCTTCGGAAAGAATGTTGAGAATGTTACTCATGTTTCTTGTCCTCCTTAAACTTCGTTATACTCAATGACGGGCTTCCCGCCTACGAGTCTGAATTGCATCCGATAACTTGTACTGTTATCGGTGTCGGTGATAATAGTGCCGTCAATGGTCGCACTATTGTAAACACCGCCGCTGACCCACGCCGAGCCGTTGTAGTAATACCAATTTCCCGCCGTGTAGCCACTCTCCGAGCCGGTGTAAACATACACACGGTTGGTCTGTGTCATAGCGGCGGCGGTAGTTGCTACGAGCGGAGAGCCGTAGTAGTCAGCGATTTCCTGTGCTTCCTCGGCAGCGTTGGTAGCGGCAACCGCCGCTTCATTTGCCGAGGTAGTTGCAAGTTCCGCAGCCGTGGTAGCAGAGGTCGCTTCCGCAGTTGCGGTTTCACAGGCGAGTTTAACATCCGAAACATCGGAAATCAGACGAACAAGAATGTCGTAATTCTCGTCCTCGGAAATGTCCGTGTCGGAATACTCTGCGGCTTCGACCTCAATAGAGAAAGAGGTCGAGGACAACTTTTGCTCGTTGGAATCGATAATCGAGATACTGCACCGAACAATATCGTCAAGACCAAGCATCCAACTCGTGAGCGGTACTGTCACCGTGCCGTCATCATTGACTACGCCCATATAGGCGGCAGCCGTATCATCGGCTCTTTCCGCATTGATTATCGCCGTTGCGGTAGACGGTACTTCGATCTTCACACCCTCATTACAGAGCGTGACTTTCAGAAAACGAGAATTACTGTCGTTCTGCTTTGCGACAATCGCTTGAAACAGGTTTTTCTTTGCGACATCGACCGTAATCTCTTTAATGATTTGAGCCATATTGTTTTCCTCCTTATGACAAGGTTATTGTTTTCCACGCACTCCACGAGCCGTTATACTCATATCGGATATAAACTCCGGTACAGTCATAGGCGGTGTAGCGTTGCAGAACATAGCCGGACGGGTTGGTAAAGACTTCGAGATACCCTGCTTTCGTGACGGGGTAATGTCTATCTGTACTCGCAGATGCGTTCAAAGTCTGTGTCCATACACCGTAATCCGTATAAGCGTTAAGGTCTGTCTCTGAGTCGAGAGCCGCCACAAATCCCATAACACCGTACCCGTTCATTCGGATATTGCCGTTGACATCGAGAGCGGATTGCGGATTGTTGGTGTTGATACCAACCTTTTCAGCCCGGAAAGATACGAGCGGCTGCCCTTTATTCACATACAAGGTGACGGTGTAGGTCGAGAGCTTGTCTGACACTTCGATTTGCACATTGTACGCATACTCGCTCGAAAGCGTGAGCCACGCATCGTTATCGTAAGAGAAGCCGGAACTGTCACTATACACACCGCTTATTGTAGTATAAGAGCCGTAGGAACTTGCCGTAGCAAGTTTATAGCGATACCTCGCTCTCACAAATGCGTTCTTGGCTACATTGTCAACCGAGACCGAAGAGAGCGTTCCTTCAAAACTCAACCGAATAGTGCTTTCTACATTGTTCTCTCGGTGAATACTGTAAGATTCAATGACGATGTTCTCGTAACTGATTACGGTCAGCACCGCAGAAACTGAGGTCTCATATCCTCTACTGTCGATTGCCGTAACAATCAATGCGAGACTTCCTGCATCTGGGATAGCCCCGAAAGATATAGTCGTTGTCGTGGACTCCACGCTCTTTTCGCCGATGGTGGCACGGTATTTGGCAATACTCGCACCATTCTTGGCGGTAGCAGCAGTACACGATACCCGTAAAGAGGACTTCGACTGCACATACAGTTGATTGTTTCCCGTCACACCCACAGTTGTACTGTTATTATCCAAATGGGTAAATGCCGTGAATGTCGGCTTCGAGGTATTGCTTGTGGTCTTAATCGTCCCCGCAGCAGTAGAACTCGTGCCGATTTGTGTAGATCCGCTATATGTAGTCAGTACATAGGAGACAGATAATTCTTTAACTGCCGACATAGCAGTTAGAATGGAAGTTCTCTGTGCTGCCGTCAGCGTGATCGTCTTATTATTCGTACCCGCACTTCCAGTCAACCCGGTAATGGTGACAATCGTTGTCGAGCCGTTCTTGATTGCCAAGGAATGAGTATAGTTCTTGTCGTAGACCGTCCAATTTATATTAAAGGAAGGAGAAGCGACATCTACGGTAAGATCGTTAACGGAGTTCAAAACGGTAGCGCCGAGAGTCTTTACACTCGTTGCCGCAGAAGTACCGTACAAACCATTGGACTTTTTTCTCGCACGGACTTTAATTTGATAGGTCGTGTTCGGAGTAAGCTCTGTAATAGTCTTGGTCGCACTCGTTCCCGCCGTAGTGGAGAACTGAGTCCAAGACGAGCCGTTATTGATACTGTATTCCCAAATATCAGCCGTAACAGAGGACGAAGCGTTGATATATACCGAGTTTGCGGTGATATTGCTTGCCGTAAAGGAAATAGTCGGGAGCGTTATATCCGCACTTACCGCAGAGGAAGTACCCGTTACCCCGTTGTCCGTCCGGGTGGCTCTGATCTTGATTTGGGTATAGTTACTGCTCGTAAGACCCGTAAGAGTTTTCTCTGCGCTCGTACCATTTGTCGTAGAATACTGAGTCCAAGAAGAGCCGTTATTCAGCGAATACTCCCATTTATTACAGTTCTTGTTTGCAGTACCTTTAATCTTGATACTTGTCGAAGAAATAACTGTCGCTTCGGCAGATACAGTAGGAGAAGAACGGTCGATAGTATTAAGATCAACCGAAGTTGAAGCCGTAATAGTGCCAACATAAGTACCACTATATGTACCATTAAAGCTCCAACTTGCACTTAAAGTGACCCCTGTTTTTGTTCCGTTGGAGTTGTGATAGACCCGAACGGTCTTTTCTTTGAGCAGTTTATACTTCCAACTCGTGGAAGCCATATCCTTTATCGCAGAGGTGGAGTATGTTTCAGAAGTGCCATTGATATTGATAATGGCGTTACTTCTTGCGCCTACATCAATCGTATAGTAATGCAGATACACCTTTAAGGTGACATCTGTATAATTATCCGTCTGACTTTGTACTCCCGACCATTCACAGTAAAGACCGAACTGAGATACAGGATATTTTTGGAAAGTTCCACTTAATGCCATTCGACTTTACCTCCTTAGTCGAGAAATACCAAGTTCGTTCCCACCTCGACCCCGCTCTGCGTGTAAGGGATCAGACGAACTCTACCGCATTGAGCGTAGGTCGTGAAGAACGCTTTGGGGATATTCATTTCGTCTGCTTCTATGTTCGTGACGAGCATATTTCGGTAAAAGATACGGAACGCCGAGGGAGTAATCTCAATATTGTAATCCTCGCCGACCTTGCTCACCTCAATACCCTCCGCAGAGAGCAGTCGGAAAAGCGCATCCCCCGCAGCCGTAACGCCATAAGCCCATACGGGGCTTCCGTCATTCCACCCGGTCGTAGTCCACGCTATACCTTGCGCCGTCATTGTGAAGATTGTTTCGCTCTCTTCAAGGTTAGGCTTGTTGTGAAGGTAATATATCGTAGAGCCGTCCGACTGTGTTACGGGAGTTTCGTACAATCCCATAGCGTTACAGATAAGTTCGTTGAACGCAAGCACGGTCTGTACTCGGTCATTTAAGGTCTCATTCTGTACCTTTTGCAGACTATTGATAATTGCAGACTCTTTCTTCGTAAGAGGATTTGCCGAAGCATATCCGCTCTTGGTAGCCGTTTCGCCTTTTCCTTCAAGAGCCGTACTCGTATTGAGGGAAAAAGTATAGTCCGTGATAATGGTCGTGTGTTCCTCACCCAATTTATCTTTGAAGGTGATAATATCGAGCGGGTACAAATGCGGCATCGGCTTCACGCTTGCCGAAAACGGAGTATAAGAGAAGCCACCGAGGACATTAAACAGGGCTTGTGCTACCGCACGATAGTCGTGCTGAATAAGCTCGTTTCCCTCAATATTGAAAGCGTACCCATCATCTCCGACAAGGTAAGTCTCTTCTTCGGTGACAACCTGTACTCCCGAAATCTCAACGGCGTTCTCGTCCAAATCAGACTTGAAACGATCAGAGAGGTCAAGTACAGTATTGGTCTCGGTGTACCACTTCAAAATGAGGTGTCCGTCCCAATCAATAAAGCCGCAAGTGCCTGTAAGTTCTGCCACCCAAGAAAGCAACTGCCGATAGGTCAAATCCTCGGTGAGAGGTGCTTCCTGTATCACATAAGCGTGATTCGGCAAAGTGTAAGGATCTATACCTAAGGTCACATTGCAAATGTCGCAAATGCGTTCAAGCAGAGTTGCAACGGTCATGGGGAACGACAGGAGACTCATATCAACGGGCTTATCGAACAGTACCATACGGTCAAGAGCCGCAAGGGTAATGATTTCGAGTTTCCGGGGTGCTTCGTCCACCGTAAAGTAGCCGAAGGGTACATAGTGATATTCGGCGTTCTCCCAACGGTGAGCATCCCATTTCTTTGTACCGATACGAACATACATTTCCGCACCCTCAAACTGTACGCTATTAAAGCGACCGTCCGAGTTATTGAGTTTCAGTTCGATCTCAGCAGCCACGACAGAGCCGATTTCGATTTTGCTCCCGGACACGCAGTAGCGATTGACAGAAAGACCTCCGAGAACAATGTCCTCTTCCGTCAGTTTCAGATCCTCGCTCAGTCCATAGAAACTTATATCAACGACCTGTCGGTAGGGGGTTGTGAAAAGGTCGAGTGCTTCTTGCGAAATAGGATATGCCATATCAAACACCCGACCTTTCTATCAAATTAAAGGACAGGTTAGACCAAAGCCCCTTGGTGGCGTTATACATAGGAGCGGAACGATTGCCTACATAGAACTCGGAGGTAATGTACTTGCCCTCCATAGCATCCAAGTAACAGACCTGTATGTACTCCGGGTTAAACGCTTTAAGGAGTGCCGATACCTCGGCGGTGGTAATGTTCTGCCACGAGAGTTCGATACCTACAAGTTGACCGACACGCTTCTTGTGCATAACGGTATCTTCGGTACGCCCCGCATCGGCAGCAGAAACATCTTCCAACTTCCAAAGGTAAGAGGAGGGAGATTTGACAATAGCCTTACCGTCAACAGAACGAATAGGGTTGAGTTCTGAGTATGCCATTCAAATATCCCTCCTTTACACTCCGACAGGAACTATGGTCTTGCCGTCTCTTCTGTTTTTGCGCTCCAACCCGCTTATCAGACTACCCGTTCCGACATACGCCGTAACATTGGTGTTCTTGTCGAGCAGTTTACGCAAGATACTGATTTCTTCACGCAAGAGAGCGTTCTGTTCAGCATTGGCATCCATAACGCCCTGCTCAACACTCTCTCGCATTTCATCGGTGTTCATAACACCTGTCCGGCTTCCAATATTCGCAACAACTTCCGCACCGGCTTCGCCCGCAATAAACATTGTTCCGGCATTTACCATACCGCCGTCTGCCAAGCGAGGAAGCGATACTTCGTTAATGTTCTTGATATTGAAACCGAACTTCTTGCCGCCGATGATTGGCACCCAATCGGGAACATCGAAGCTCAACTTGTTCAAAGCGTTAATCATAAAGTTCAGACCCTTGATAACGCCGTTCACCATACCTTCAATACCGCCGAGAATACCGTTGATTACGCCCTTTATCGCACCCCAAATACCGTTCCAAATGTTGGTGACAACGGTCTTGATTGTGTTCATGCAGTTCGTGATAAAGGTTTTGACTGCATTAAAGGCATTGGTGATCCCTGTCTTGATTCCGTTTACCACATTCATTACGGCAGTTTTCAGCCCGTTCCATATAGAAACCGCTGCGTTCTTGATACCGTTCCAAATGTTGGTGAAGAAGGTCTTTATGCCGTTCCAAATGGACTCAGCGTTGTTTTTGATAGACTCCCAAATACCTTTGAGGAAATCCCAAACCGCAAGGGCGATACCCTTAATCAAGTTCCAAATACCCTCAAAAATACCCTTGATACCGTTCCACGCTCTCTCCCAATCACCCGTAAATACACCGGCGATAAAGTCGATAAGCCCGGAGAGCAAATCAATCACGAAGCCAACCACGCTTGATACGATGTCCCAAATGAAATTGAAAACATTGCCTACCACATCTCGCAGGGTATTCAAAATCGGCTCTAACACTACCCACACGGCAGAGAATATTTCACCGATGCCGGAGACAATGTTTTGTATCTTTTCGCCCTTTTCTTCAAAGACTGCTGCGAGTTTTTCAAACAGAGACCTCACGCTATCAATTATCATTATGACTACGCTCTCAACCCATTCGACTACGGGCTGAATAGCGTTCCACAATTCCTGCACCCCGGCAAGGAACGGCTCAAAGAAGGCTTGCAGAGCCGTCAAAGCCGCAGTAATAGCGTTAATCGAAGCGGGAGCGGCTTCTTCTATCGCCCAACTTGCAATAGGTAAGAGGACAGTTTCATAGAGCCACAGAAGCGTTCCCCCGATTAGGTCTACCAACGGTTGAAGTGCCGCAGTACAACCCTCGAACGCCGTCATAAGGGGAGTAAAATCAAGTGTAGCAAGCCATTCGGCAGTAGCCCCGTAAACACGCTCAATGGTAGAAAGCAGACTGTTAAAGATATTCCAAATGTTCTGAACTATCTTTCTACCGTTGTCGTTCGCCTTCCACGCTTTGGTGAGGGAAGAGCCGAGATTACCTACACACTTCAAGATGTTTTGGAAAATACGCAAAATGGTCTCTACGGTTTGCTGACCTGTACCGTTCTGCCATACCTCACGGAAACTATCGCCAACCGCCGAACAAAGCTCTTTTACACCATTGAAGGCGGTCTTGATCGCATTGAGAGTATTCGTTCCCTCATTCGCCCACGCATCCGCAAAAGGCTTGAAGAAATCGGCAAAGGGGTTGGCAATGTCTCCAAGTTCTTGTTCCTCGAACATTGAAGAGTAGTCCATGCCGCTTCCGCTGCCGCCACCGCCACCGCTACTGTTGTCTTGCAACGGATTGATTTCATCAATACCGAGAATAGACTTTTTCAGTTCTTTATTGGCAGCCGCCGCACCATTAGCGGCTTCGGCGTACTCAGTCGGGTATTTAACCGCTTTCGTCCATGTGCTTGCCCCCGACAGTTTCGCAAAGACTTGATTCAGAATGTTCAGAAGGTCAACACACTTATCAATAATGTACTCGATTGCCGGAGCAAGCATATTGATAAGAGGAGCGCAAGCAGCACCGATACTGTTCTTGAAGTAGAGAAAACTCGTAGAGATTCGGTCAAGAGATCCTGCGAGAGTACCGCCCATTGCTTTACTGTACTGATAGACATTTGCAGTACCTTCCTTAAAGCCCGTGGTAATAGCGGAAATAATGCCGTTAATCGCACGGTACAAGGCTCTCTTCTTAAACATGGTGAAGAACTCACCGACCTTGGCGGTTGCCTTGGAGAACGCATTTTTGAGACCTGTGAGCGGACTTCCTGCAATCTTGGCAAATGCCTTGGTGACTGCTTTAACGCCTTGCCCGGCAAGAGAGCCGAGTTTACCGAAAGCAGTTTTAGCAATGTTCCCAATGGGAGCAAGAGCGGTTTTAGCCTTACTCAAAATCTCCCCGAACTTACCACCAACTCTGCCTATAACAGAAATCACGCCCTGTATCGGCTGAGTAATGGTATTCCACACATACCGAGCGGCGTTGCCAACCGGCTGCATTTTCTGTTTCAGAGCATCAAACGCACCGCCGACCTTCGCAGAGACCGAAGAAGCAACCTCGGACAATCTCTGCTTCATAATGTTAAACTGTATAATCCCGGCAGCCGCAACTCCCGCCACTTTCGCTTTGACAGGGGTGAGAGCGGAGTCTAATTTCTGAAAAGCACTCCGACCAACATTCGCAAGATCCGTCCACAAAGAACGATTTTTGTTCATATCAGCCGAAAGGTCGTTAAGTGCCGACCGAGTTTCCTCAACCGTGGATGGAGGAATAAAGACCTGTTCATCCATTGCAGGAGCGGAAGCCGTATCAGCAGTAGGGGTGGAGGTATTATCGAAATGGGGAACATTCACATTCCCGACACCGCTGAGAGCCTGTAAGCCGTTTGCTAACTCTGTGAGTTTGGAGAAGTCTACATCTTTTAAGAGATCTACCGCTGCACCGAGATCCACGATACGATCAGCGGTTTTACCTGTCTTAATGTTTCCGACTTCATTCAGACCTTTCAGCCCGTCAGCGAGGTCACGCAGTTTGGATGCGCTGCCGGAGTCAATCTTAGATACGGCATCGGCAATCTTGGTAAGGTTTTTCTGAATAGCATTGAGACCTTTATTCCCGCCGCTCGTAACGCTCTTGATTTTTTCAAGGGTCGAGATCAGTTTTCCTATACTGTCAATCGCTTTGCCGGAGTCGCTTATGACTTCTATTCGTAGACTATCAACAACATTTTCATCCATTCTGCTTCACCTCCTTTTCTGCCATTTGCATATTGGTCTTTGCAGCCCAAGCCGCAAGTTTTGCTTTTTGCTTGTCGTACCGCAACTTCTCCTCTCGCTTCTTCCGTTCTCTCACCTCCTTGTTGGTAAGAGCGAACGGCTCTGCTACATAGGGAGTAGCCTTAGTACCTTTCTTTGCAAAGGCGTGTAATACAGGAGCAACATCGGTAAGGGCTTCATAGAAATAAGCACCCTGTAACCACAACTCTTGATTTCGCCTTTGCTGCTTCATTTGGTGAGCTTTCCTATAATACTTAACCAAAAGACAGTCCCCGTCCCAATACTGTTCATAGGTCATGCCTATTGATAAGTAGAACGGCAAGTGTTCATAGAATTGCTCAGTTAAAGAAGTGGGGGCAGAGCCATTGTCTGACCTGCCCCCGTTATGGGGCGGCGAGTCACTTACCAACTCGCTCCCCAAGTCAAGTTTCCCTCAGACTCTTCCGGCTCTTCCATCAGAGCTTCAAGCGGCTCACTATACATTTCAGCGAGTTTCTGAATAAACTCGGTTTTGTTGGTGAGCTTTGCAAAGATAGAGTCGATAACTTCTTTCTTTACAAATCTGTGATGAGCCAAGAACGCACCCGCAAAGAGGGTGGGGAGCGTGGACATAGGCTTGTCCGCAATGTCGCTGACAACAAAGCCCTGCCGCTCCATAGTCTCGATAGATTTTCTCGTGAACTCCAAGGTGTACTCAGTACCCTCAAAGTTGATTTTGATAGTCTTTGCCATAATAAAGCCCTCCTATTGCTTTATTCAGCAACCGTGATAACGGTAGACGGAGCGATAGAGATAGTCATATCGACAACCTCATTTACGCCGCCGCCGACCACGAACACGGAGAGCTGACCTTTGAACTCGAACTTGCCATCAGAGCCGGTCGGAGTAGCGACACCCGCCGCAACCGTACCGCCGAGCCAAACTGCGAAATCGACCTCCTGCCCTTCGAGGGCTTTGAGAGTATCGAAATCTGCCTTGGTATAGTTGGCGGTAAATTCGAGAGCTTCCTGCGACTGAATACCCGGAATGTAGGTCTGCGCCCCGTCCGAGAGAGTAGTCGTTTCAAGCATTTCCGGCGCACCGCCGAGATCCGGGAAGTCCTTAATGTCAACGAGTTTTTCATAAGAATTACCCGTTTTCTTCATAAGGAACACTTTATAGGTAGAAATAGCCATTTTCCGTTACCTCCTGTAAATTGTTTTATCGGTGGACACTACCGCTCTGTACCTTGCAAACACCCGGTACTTCGTAGCATCGTCCAAATTGATTGGAGTTTTTGTCAGACGGGTAAACCCCAAACCGTTCAAAACCTCGTCTACGGCGGCGAGAATAGCCTTGGCTTCCATTTTCTTACCGTTTGCCTTGTTGGAGTAGACATTCACCTCATAAACCACGGTAGCATGATTCTCATTGCTCCCCGTGTCCCTCGAAGAGAGGAGAGAGTAGTTGTCCGTTTCCTCTATACAAACGCAAGGAAACTTTGACGGGCTATAAGTCGTTACGCTTTCGACCGTTATTCCTTGGAATTTTGCACGGAGAGCGGTAGCAACTTCCGTGAAAACTGCGTTCTCAATGTCAATCACTACCAAACACCTCCCTTGCAATATCCACTATCTGATTACGCATTTCTTTCGCCGAGTCGTACATTGCACGAGCAGGGGGATTACCGTGAGTGATAACTACCGAGCCTTTATCGTTCTCCTTTATCACTCTGCCGTTTGTTCCGGGAGAGCCGTAATACCCCCAACTGTCACGAGAGCCTTTTCCTTGACCGTAAGCACCTCGGACAAATCCAAGAGCGTTGGCTTTCGGGTGCTGCTCTGCGTAATGTATGCCTGTACCGAACTCAATAAATGTGACCGATTGACCCGTTGCCGTTATGAACAGTTTGTTATCTCCGACCCATTCGGGAGTGCCGTTCACAACAACATCGTTATCACCGTCATACTGTGCCGTGGAAAACCTTGCGGCGGCGACATCTATACCAACTTTGGCAAGTTCCTCTAACAATCGGTGCTGCTTATCTTCAAGAGACTTCTGATAGGCTTTCAGTTTTGCGATAATCCGATCTACCCCTGTTACTCTGATCTCCATTACGACACCTCTACCTTGGCGATAGCGATTGAAACGCTATTGAGAGACCGGGCAACCTTCTTGACTATGTAATCGAAGAGAGGTGTACCATCAGTATCAAACGCCGGAGATTTGTCGATAAAGAGAACGGAGTGTTCGTCAATAGGGCAAGATACATCATCGAGAACGATTACCTTGTCATACTGCAACGAATTACCGAATTGCTCGACAGATGTATTGCCGGTAGCCGGGGAAATGTTCGCCCGGAGAAGTACAGGATCAGCGTAAACCACTTGCTTTTCGCCGGTCTCGTTTCCGTCCTCGTCAGTTGCTCGTTCTTCCCCTTCGTAAAGGCAGTAATAGAAGGTGGATTTATTTCGCTCCATACACTTCATACGACCACCTCAACTTTCATTCCAAGGAAATACCGAAGCAAAGGGGACAATGCCTTTCAGCATAGAGTCGGGAACACTTGCACTTTCGTAGGAACGGTTGATACCGTTCTCACTATGAGCAGTTTCGCCCTCTGCTCCACGCTTGTTCAGCAGATACACCGCAATCTCCAACTGTGTTGAATGATAACGGGCGGGAACATCCCTTTTGTCGTGACGATAGGGGTAGCACTTCTCCAAGATCTTTTCACCCGCAATGTCAAGGAAGGTGAGCAGAATGTTATCGTCAGTCTCACCCGTCAAAGCCGAAAGCCTTGCCTTCATAACTTCCTTTGTCATTACTGCTCACCTCCTTTAAGTTTCTTAGGCAATAGTGTACCAACCCTTGGTCTTGGGGTTGTCGCCGGCAGCGGGAGTCACCTTGACATAACCTACGCCGTCTTTGGCATAATAGGTCGTACCCGACTGAACGGTAGTGTCGTTAGTCGCAGTAGCGGTCTTACCGAGGGCAAGGTGAATGTCCTTGGTCTCATCGGTGAGGGCGGTGAGATAATACTTGCGAGAGAAGATCGTGTTGAGACGGGTGTTAGCCGCAGTCTCGGAACGAGCGTTCTTCGTCACCTGTTCGATCTCAGTACCCTTCTTGTTGAAGATGGTGACGGCTTCTTTGGTCGCCATATAGATGTCACCGGAAACCGCATCCTTCTTGGTGTAGAGATTTACACCGCCGACCGTGCCGACATAGCCATTCTTAGCGAACGCTTCGACATATTTCAGATCGTCTTTGAGAGACTTTCTGATCGCAGCCATATCACCGGCACAGACGAAAGCGAAAATGGAAACGCCTTCGAGGTTTTCGAGATTGAGCATGGACTGAGCATCCACGAACGCCGCAAAATCGAAAGCGGTGACGGGCAGGATGCGAGTCGCCTTAGCGAACTCGGCATAGATGTCGCCGTTGACGGTGTTGAACATATCAGTACCCATGTGGCGAGTACCGACAGGAACGAGCATAGGATCGGTCATAGCCTGTTCATCGTAGTATTCAAACCTGTTCTGAGCAAGCAGGATTTCATACTCCTTCTGAATGTAGCCGACCTCGATAGACTGAGTATTACCCTGTCCCATCGTGAGCTTCTGCATACCGTTGGTCGCAGAGTAGACATTGATCTTGCGCTTCATACCCGCAGTACCAACGAGAGTGTTGTCCACGGTGCAGAACTTCTGCAAGTCAAGGTGAGAATTGAACTGATCTTCAACCTCATTGGAGAGGTAGAAGTTATCATAGATCGTATGTGCCATTATTCATTACCTCCGTATAGTTTTTTGTATTCTTCGGGATTTTTGATAGAGTAGTCGTACCTATCCTGCGGCGACATCTTACGGAGTTTTTCGAGGGTCATTGTCCCACCGTCACCGTTGCCACCCGCAGGGGGAGTAGGCGTTTTCCCCATCAGTTGAGCCTTATAAGCCTTGTCGTGGCTTTCGAGGAACTTCTTTTGATTGGCAAAAACCTTGGCGGTATCACCGTCAGCCATTGCCTGTGCGGTCTCTGTGGCGAGAGCTTCGTCATAGCCGAGAGCGAGGTACTGTGCCTTATGCCCGGAAACGAGTTTTTCCTTTTCCACCTCCTCAACCTTCTTGCGAAGAGTAGTCAGTTCTTCCTCGTTTGCCTGTTTCTTCTTATCCTCTTCGGACAGAAGAGCATTGTGCTTTTTCTTCCACTCGGCGGCTTCACTATTCGCCTTGCTCACCGCATTTTTGTAGCGTTCGAGTTCGGCAGCGTTGTCCTCATACTCGACTGCTTCAAGAGCGGCGATTTTCTGTTCCGGGGTCATATCCGCATAACCCGCAATTTTGCTTGTGTCGATCTTTGCCATAAAAATTACCTCCTGCGTTTAACAAGGCTGTTCACTCAGCACTATTTTCTGTTTAATAGGGTTGTCTCCCTTTTGCGTTTTGTAGGTGTTCACTCACCTATATCAAGCCTTGCGGCTCATATACAAGAAAAGGGACTACGAGCGTATTGCTCATAGTCCCTGTTGACTGTCTCCCTCTACCCGGTTATAGAGGTCTTATTCCTCACTCGCCGTTCGATTTCCACGATGACGAGTTTATTATTCTCTTTTTTGATTTCTGCGGAATTACCTCGCCGGATGATCCGTAGGATAAGTTCGATCACTTCCGGGGTGAAGGTTGCTTTTTCGGTTTCTCCCATAGACTCACCCTTTCTCGTCTGCACCGGCAATTTGGATGCGGGTCACTCGGAACGGAATTGATTTCGTAAATCTTACCGTCTCTGCCGTGGCAGACCGTACAGGTCTTTTCATCCTTTTCGGCAACCCATTTCACCCATTCCTCTTCATCATCAATGTATGCTTGCATTACCGCTTCGTCTGTCACACGGTCGGCATAGATCCGGCACATATAGGACATAGACCGCAGAGCCGCATCTATTTCTTTCGCCTTGGTGTCACTTGCGATAATGGCTTCAATCAGCCGAGCGCACTTTCTGTCCTCTTCGTGAGAGAACACATACTTGCTGACGGGATCGTAAGAGTTGAGAAGATTATCGACCCATTGCTCTTCGAGACTGCGGTACGCTCTCTTGCGTAAGTTATCGGCGTACACTCTATTCGCAAGTTTCAGAAATGACTTACGGACGATTACTCCGATTTCCCGGTAAAGCGTGTTGACCTCTTGCAGAACATTGAGTTCATCGAAAGAGATCAAACTTTTCAGACGAGAGTACCGTTCAATCAGTTGCTTGTCGATATAGGCAATAACCTTATCCGTGTACTCATAGTCCATTACTCTTCCTCCGCAGGACTACCGTCCTCCTCGGCGTTGCCTTTTGCCTTATCGGTCTCAATCTTGGAGAACTCTTCAAGTTCCTTTTGCGCTTCTGCTTTACGCTCTTCGGCGTATTCCTTGCTCTGCGTATAGGCGAGGTCGGGATCTACGAAGAGACCGCAATGCTCAAACGCCAACCGAGGATGAATTTTATCATTAGCAAGCAGGGTGGTAAGCACCTGCGCCTTGGCTTGAATGTTCTCGTAATTGCGGCGAGTGAAACGAATTTCGATAGAAGAGAGCCGAAGTTTCATATCCCGGTAGGTATTGATAATTTCAATAGCCATACGGAGAAATCTCTTTTCGGACATCTTGAACATGAGTTCGGTGTCCTTTGCTCTCGCTTCTGCATCACTCCAACCGTCACGCATGATGACCGCAGAGCCGGTATCACTTGTGGAACTGCCGCCGTTTCTATTCGGCATACCGACAATGACGAGAATTGTCTGATACATATAATCCACAAGAGTTTGGGTCTGTGTTTGATTGAGTTCCTGCGTAAGATAATAGGCATCTCCATCAACAGGAACTTTCAGACCGCCATTCTCTTTCAGAGCCTTATATTCGTCCGACTCAATGTCTACACCCTTCAAAATCAAGAGCGACTGAATGAACTGTTCCACACCGTCAAGCCGGTTAGAAGAAACATTATTCAGAGCATCGAGAAGCGGCAAGACAATCTCGAACGCACCGAGACGAGCAGAGTTCGCCGGATATTCGATAATCGGAATATCACCATAAATATGATCTTCGCTCTTGGTGAAAATGTCGGGCGAGGGAGAAATCTGCTCCAAATCGAGAACACCATCATAGGTGATCTCATAGTAATGATTCTTGGTATAGACCGAGTAAATAGTCGTACCGTCCTCACGAGTGACATAACGAACTCCCAACATAGGCTTGCTGCCGAGTCCACTATGATAGACAACGAAAGCGTTGCGAGGGTCGAGAGTGTAAATCTCGAAGGGAGCTTCGTCCTCTTCGCTGAGAGGGTCGGGAAGCACCATTCGGAACGCCGTACCGCAGATAGTAAACCAATCGGCAAGTTCTTTATCCTTCGCCGCCTTATCTTCCGCAAAGACAAACTCGTTAAGAGTATTGATTGCTTCGGAAAGAGCGGGATCATCACCATTACCACGGCTTACATATTGCACCGGCTCACCCATAAGATAGCCGACCTTGAAAGACACGATCTCATTTGCACGGTTTTCAACTACTTTATTGCAAATCTCTTCCCGGAACTCTTTTGTCCGTTTAAGAATAGGCTGATTACCCTTGTAGTAGTCGTAAAGGTACTGAATTTCCGTGCGATTCTTGTTATGAACTGCCATTGCACGGGCAAGGACAGTAAGGACATTTTCATCGTTGATTTCATCAAAATCCGTGAAAATGATTTGTCTGCCGTGTAAGTCCAAAATCAGCACCTCCCTTTTAACCTATTATTTCATACTCTATTATAGCACAATTCTCTAATGCTTGTCAATATAAAAATGCAAAATAAACCATTGGAGAATGTAACATTTTTTCAAAATGTTCGCTTGAACACCTCAGCACGGGCAGAAGGACGGCGCACCATATCTATCGCCATAGCAAGACTATCGGGAGCATCGTCATTTTTGTTCTTGGCGAACATTTTGTAAGAAAAGACATTCTGCATGAAAAGACTATATGCCTTACTTCTCTTGCCGGACTCTCGGAAAATCATCATTTCTCGAATGTCCGGGGCTTTATCGAAGATCCTCTGATACTTCGCCTTGTCGGAAGGGGCGGCTTTTGTGGTGAGGTTTATCTTACGACCCTTTTTCTTCAACTCTGCCTGTACGCCTTCGGCGTAGGCTTCGGTGGACTTGTTCGCTTCTATCTGCATTGCCGCTACATTGTGAGTGTCAACCGCCTGTGCAAGAAGCGGCTGCGTGATCTTCTTGTCTCCGTTGTCATACACGACATCGTGAACATAAATATCATCCCCGTATTGAAAGCAAACAGGAGAGGAAACGAAGTCGCCGCCGCCAAAGGCAGGGTCAACCGCCATAAAGATTCTGTCCGGCTCTCCCTCCGGGAGAACGCCGTTATAATAGCGAAACTCCGCAGGAGAGAAAAGCGCACCGTCACGCTCTATCGGCTCACCCATATACTGTGCGTTCCACGAAGCCATATCGTTGTTACGCTCAAATGAAGCCCGGCGCATACGGTAGTAGTCCGTGGAAAAACCCACATCGTAGTCATAATCAAATTGACTCTCGTCATTTTCGTCAAGTGCCGAAAGATTGATTATCTTATACCGCCTGTTCTTAAACCTCTCGTCATTTTCGAGCAGTTCCATACGCAGACCGGCAGGATCAATCATAGACCAACGAGTACCGCACCACAGGATCTTCGCCTTCTCCTTCGCACGGGGCAGGAGATTATTATCGACCTTGCTCCAAGCGGAGATCAGACGGTCTTTATTCAAGGCTTCCTCGATACCGCCGATAAGGTCATCGGAAATCTCGAAGCCGTTACAGTCGCAAGCACCGTTCAATGTTCCGTATAGGGAACGACAGGTAAGAGACGGGTATCTCTTCCTGCGGTCGATATTGATTGTCTCATCCTGCGAGTTCGTTTGCACGAGCTTCGCATTGGGGAACACATCGTGCCACAGGTAAGTCACCGGGTCATTGATAATCTCCAAGACACCGTTGTAGAACGCCTTGGTAATCGTGTCCGAGTAGGCTGAGTACAGATTTGAGTTCTCGCTATTCCTGCCAATAAGCCAAGTGACGAAGAACATAAGAATAGTTGTCTTACCGACACGAGGGGGCATTGAGATAAATAGTTCGTCCAACTCGTCATCGGTAAGTTTCTGTAAGGCATCCACGATCCGTTTCAATACCTTCCTTCGGGGTTGATAGAAACGCTCACTTGGCTTTCGATTGATCTCTATGTATAGCAGATAAGGGTCGAAGAAATACGGCGCATCAAAGAGCAGCGTTTTCTTATAGAGTTCAAAGAAGCCCTCCACATTACTTCTCTTCTTAATCGCTTTGGTGACGAGCTTTCTTAACTCCTCATTTGTCGAGTGAGCGAGAGCAAAGTCCTCCGGCTCAATGTTTCGGCAGAGGGCAAACAGATCCTCGTAGGCGGTAATATCCAAAGGGGTCTTTTTTATTTTTGCAAAAATTTTATGAACTAACTTGTCGCTCATTCAAGTTACTCCTTTCTTGGTCTACCCGATTGTTTATTTTCCATCGTAAGAGCTTCCAAGGGTGAAACACCAAAAGTTCTAATTCGATATATTACGGTCGGGAAGGAGACTCCGTACAATTTGCACCATTCAACGCCGCTTTTTGTTTCTCCTTGGATAGTCCAAATATGTTTTGTTGCCTTTCGAGGAGTCGGGTTATAGTGTCGCTTGTTTTCAGACTGTATTTTATAATCTACCCACCGACAGTTAGCGGGTTCATAGTTTCCGTTTACATCTATCCTGTCAATCGTAAGATTGTCATTATATCCGTTCAATGTCGCCCACTCAATAAATGTTTGGACATCTAAACGCCATTCTTCACAAACCGAAACTCCCCGTGCGCCATAATTTCTATAATTCGGGTTTTGGGGGTGGTGACAGCGTGCGATCATATTGTTCCATATGGTGTATAATCTGTTACCCGTTAAACCGTGAGAAGTAGATGCTTCACTTTCGCACCTATGGAAAAAAGCGCACTCACGAGAGGAGCAAGATTTCTTCTTTTGATTGACGATAGACCACGGATCAGCTTTAACCATTCTGCCGCATTTGCATTGACAAGAAAACTTGCCGTTGTCGTAAGAAACAACTGTTAAATATCCCGATTGCAAACCTATATATTTGCTTGAATTGTATTTCATACTCTCCTCCTTGTGGCGAGGGACTACCCGTTATGAGTAGTCCCTGTTGACTGTTTACGCACACCCTCTTATGTGCGCCGATCTTTATTCTATTACGACCACCAACCGTCCCAATGGCGAACGGCTCTTTCGTGGCGTTTCTTTCTCCACTTTTTCATATCCTTCTTCGACTCATAGTGAGCAGAAGCAACGAGAGCGGCAGGAGCACAGAGCAACCAAAGCCACGCACCCTTCTTGGTGAACATTGGGTTTTCCTCTTTCTTCTTGTTCTTTGCCATTATAAAGCACCTCCGACAGATAAAATAGGCTCGTGAACGCCCTTGACCCAATTCATATCCTTGCCGTACTTATACATCCCCTCGTAGAAGGGGCGGTTATCCCGGACGCTTCTTACATTGGACTCACGGAAGGGTGTACCTTTGCGGGTGGTATAACCTGCGGCAGTTAAACCATCAGCGATGTCCCAAAGGGTACGACCTGCATTCAATCCCTCAAAGACTGCTTTAACGATAGGCACTTCGTCCTCATTGATGACAAGCTGACTGTTTTCCACCTTGTACCCATAAGGACTACGACCGCCGCTATAACCTCCGGCTTTCGCCTTGATTCTACGACCGCTGCTTGTTCTCATCGCAATGTTACGCCGTTCCTGCTCAGCCACGAAAAGCATGATAGAGCGATAGATACCGCTTAGACCGTTGTCATCATCAAACTGTTCGCAGACACTCAGGAGCTTGATGTTCTTCTTTTCGAGAGTGTAGAGGTAGTAGAAGTAGAGCTTAATGTCTCTCGCCATACGGTCGGACTTTGCAACGATGACCGCTTCATAGGGAGGGTTGGTTACATCATTTCCGTAGAGAATCTTGTCAAGCTCAGGGCGATTGTCTTTGACACCGCTCACAGCCTTGTCGATAAA